CTCCCATATAATTAATTTTCATACATGAACAAACTCAAGCTAAAACAGCCCTTATTACTATTAAATCAGATAATGGACAAGGTAAAGAAACTGAACTAACTCCTGTTAATGATTCAAATAAATCTGAACGAACAGTATCAGCAAATCTTAATGTAGAAAGAAAAGCTTTTGGTATATCTGCTATAGTTTTATATTCTCTAGGTATGCCTATTCGAGGTTTTAATTGATTATTATACGACCAATTTCTTATAAAATTAAGAATAGAATATGGAAATTCATTATTAGGATTAACTGTTAGACCAGTTCGTGAAGATTTAATTGATACTTGATCATCGTCAGTTGTAGTTAATGATATCTTAAAGGCTTGAAATGTATCTTCTCCATCTTCTAATAAATCATCATCATCAAAAGCATCAAAATCAATATCATCTATATCAGGTGCTAAAGCTTGTAATTCACCTAGATCAATAATTGAATCAGTTTCTTTTTCTTCTTCTACACTTTGATCATCATCTTCTTCAAATTCATAATTAATATCTTCTGTTACATCATCTTCAAGAATTGTATCAGATGTATCAACAATATTATCTAAACTTAAAGATAGTCTATCTTCTAAACTTAATGCAGTTAAATAATTTTCTTTTAGTGTTGGAGCTTTAAAAAGATTATTAACATATTGATATAATTTTGATGTATTAACTGTTTTAGTAGCAAATTTATCATCTAAAATTAAAGCTTTAAAAATATCAACTTGAGATGTATTATCAAATACTAGTCCATAAAAAGATTGATTTATAATAGAATTTATTTTATTAATTTTTGTTATAACAGATGTATTATAAATTAAAAAATTAATTGTTTTAAGAACATCAGCAGGTATTTTAGTTAATTCTTCTGTTTCATCTAAAATTTTTGTATAAATTCTAACAGCTTTTATAATATCAAATTGATCTAATTGATAACCTAGTTTAAGATCTTTAATATTTTTAGGATTTGAATGTGTAATTGGTAGAACATAATCTTTTGTTTTAAATCCAATAGTTATAGTATAAGGTAAAACATCTAGATCAAATGTTGTTGAAGTATTAACAGATTTAAATACAACTCTATCTGATTTTTTTCCAATTCTATAAAATCTATCAGTAAAAACTCTTTTTCTAATTGAAAAATATTCACATATTAATTTAGCCCAATCTCTTGTTTTTCCTAAAGTGGTTAATCCAATATCAACTTCAATTTCTTGTGATGATGATTCAATTAAAAATATATGTGTAAAACTTTCTCCACGATCTCCAACATTAGTTTCTATTAGATGTGAAACTCCTAAATTATTAACAGATATATCAAAATATAAACCTGTAGAACATCGAACAAAAGTATTATCATCAGTTCTAAATTCATTTCTACTTAATAATTTACCTCTAAATAATGCTTGAATTGTTTCATAAGTAAAAGAATAAGTTGCACAAGTTGATACCCAAGATTTACAAAATGATATTAGAGGAGCTCTTGATAAAGCATTTACTTTTAAATGTTTTGAATCTGAAGGAATATCTAGAATTTCAAAATTATCTTTTTGTGTTAATGTAGTATGATCTGAAATAATTCCATATTTAACAACATCAGAATATAATTGTCTTGTACTATTATTTGCAACATTTGTTACATATTCTGCAGATTTTTCATTAAGTCGTTTATACCAATTAGTATAAGAAAATGCATGAGATCTATCACCAATTAATTTTAATGAACCTACTAATCGAACACCTATTCCTTCAAAATATCTAGATTTTAAAGTCATTGTTACTAGTGCAGAAAGATTATCTGGTTTACCTGATGTAATCATTTTAGTATTTCTTTTAATATATTTATTAAATGCAAAAATTGAATTTTGTGATACTAAGATAGCATCTTTAAGTTCTAGATTAGGACAATTAGCAGCAGTTGGTAAAGAATCAAATTTTCTATGATCATTATAAAACTCTGTTATTAATAATCTTGCTTTTTCTCCTGCTAGTACTTTAATTAAATCTGCAGTATATTTTTCTTGATCTAAAGCTTGATGTCCACGTAAAGTTATTCTTGAAGTAGCAGGTAAATAAGCAGCTTCTATATAATCAGAACATTCTTGTGAACAAATAAAATTTGTTATTTCTTTTGCATCTTCAAATCTTGGAGTTAGTTGATCAATTAGATTTTGAGTAAATTCTGTTACATTATTATTTTCCTTAATTTTAGCAAGTAATTTTGTCACATCATGATCTTTAATTTTATTTAATTCATTATTAATTGCATCATAAGTATATCTACTATTTTCATCAAATCCTAAAACTTTGAGAACAGAATTTTTAGAGATTTTAACACATCTACGATCTTTTGATAACCAAGGATCTGTAAATCGTTTATAAAATGAATTAACACCTAAAGATTCAGAAAATAAAGACATACAACCATTTTTATAAATATTATATAGGAAAAATCTACTATCAGAAGAATTATGTTTTAAACTTAGAAAATGAGAAGGAAAAGTCCATTTAGATATTCCATGTCTTTGTTCAAATTGTGAAAGTTTTTTATCTGTTCTAACAAGAGTATGTAATCCTAATGCTCCAGTACTTTTAAAAATTTTTATTTTTGTAGCATCTTCACTAATACTTTTTGGTACTCTAAAATAATCAAGTAAAGTAAATTCTTCTGGAGTTTCTGTAATTATAGTAGAAAAAAGTTCAGCATATTCTCTAGGTTTTAAATGTGCTGCAGATCGTAGGTAAAGATTAGATGCTGCACCTGAAATACAAGTAGAAAAAGGTTCAATGACTGGAAATCCTCCTAATTCAACAGGATAAAAATATGATCTATCTAATACTTTATTCCATCGAGACCATTGTTCTGTATGTAAACTAATATTTAAAATTGATAAAATAACAGTTCCAGCATAAGATCCACCTACAGAAAAATAATTAGAAGCTGATGATATTGCTGCTAGATAATCTTCAACATGATTTGATCCATCTCCAACATCTATTTTAGAAATTCTTTGTTTTAAACTAGGAGTTGCCATTATACCTTTTTTAAAAAAAATACTATTAAATTCTGCTATATGAAAATTAAATGCTGATTTTGATTCATTTCTTATAATATTCATTAAAATACCACAATTAGATATTACAGTATGAATATATTTTATTGTATCAAGTCTATGTAATGAATTATGTATTTTTATAATACGAGATGAATCATCTGAAGTGCAAAAAGATTTTATATTAACTAATTTTCCAAATTTTAAAAAAATTACTTCATGAATTACTTTACACATAATTGCATGATATATTGATGATGTTGAATGAAAAATACCTTGACACATTCCATAAGGTAATTTTTTTGAAAATTTATTATTAAAAAGATTTGATGCATTATGTTCAAAAAAGGTTTTTAATGTATCAGATCCATGATCTTTATCTAATCCTTCTCTAGTAATAGCAACTGTGGAATTATTATTATTAACATATTTTTTAAAAAGATTTATTAATGACTCTGGAAATTTAGCTTCTTTATGTAATGTTTTATTTGCAATAAAGTAAAGTATTCTTAAAAGCCCTCTTTCAGAATGTAATGATCCGTAAAACATAAAAGAAAAGAAATTAAGCATATGATTTGGTCCCCATCGTTTTTGATCTGTATTATCAAAACATAAAGCATGATCTTTAGTATCTAATTTAGCTCTTTGTACTGCTGTTTCAAATTCATAATCTTTATCTTTATTCTCTAGTAAATCTACATCTTTAATAATATCATAAATTGATCTTGAAACAGTTTCTGTAAATAAAGCTCCTAATCTAAAAACAGCATTTAATACACTAATTTCACGATTACCTATTTGATCTTTTTGTACTATTCTATAAATATATGTTACTGAAGAATCAGCAAGTTGATCAATTACAAAACTAAAAATAGAAGCATCACCACCAGTTTTTTCAATATTATCCATAAATACAGTATGTAACCAAGAATTATTATTTAATTCTTCAGGTTTTGTATCATATTTTTTATACAATTCTTCTAATATTGCAGTTGCAGCTCTACATCCTTGATTTCTATCAGTAGCAGGTCCTGAACTCATTGATCCACGCATTGTACATGCTTCAATTGGTGATTTTCCTAAATTATGATATACTGTTCTAATAGTTTCATCTGGACATTTAAGATATTTATTAGAAGCTGCTATTATAAATGCTGCTGATGCTCTAAATCTACCAACTCCATTTTTAAGTAATTTATCAATAAAATTACATTCATTACGAACAAATTCTGTAGATACTAAATATGAATAATCATTAATATTATTTATAGTATTAAAACTTAATGCTGCTAGAAAATCTGGATTTGAATTTTTACATGATTCATATATAGAAAATTCTTCATCTAGTTCATTATAACAAAAGGCTTCAGAAACTTCATGATAAGCTCTAAATTTATTAAAAATATTACAATAATACATAGATGATACAGTATGATTAAAGCTTCTAGAAGGTCTTGAAGTATGAGGAAAAACAACAGATAATTCACCATCAACACTAACTTTATGTAAAACATCAGCATCTCTAACAATTGATAAACTTAGACCTAATTTTAACATTCTAACTAAATATATGTATTCCCAAGTATAAACAGGAGTTATAAATCTTATTTTATCAGCAATTGAAACAGGATTAGATCCAAAACCTATAGATGATATATATAAATATCTTACTTGTTGAGCAGCTTGTGAAAAAACATCTCGATTTACTAGGCAATGTAAAATAGTATTTGTTATTTTTTCTGGTAGATCACTTGTTATAATTTTACCTTTTGTAAGATTTGATTCAATATCCCATGTTAAAAGAGATAGTATATAATATGGTAATCGTAAATAATAAGCTACCTGATTATGATCTAAAGATCTAAAATCTGATCTAGTTACTGATCCAGTAAAAAGTTGTTTTTTCCATACTATATCTCTTGAACTTACATCTTTTGGATTTTTTGAAATAACACAATAATGACTTCTTTTAAAAGAATCTTGAGTTGCACACATTTTAGTTATAGTAACTGAAATATAAGGACCATTTACTCCAACATAATAAGTTTCATCTTTATGAGAATTTTTAATAGAAGCAGCAAAAGTTTTAACAATTTCATAATAATGAGAAACTAAACTACCTCCTGTTATATGACTAAGAGTAAAACATGTTGAGTTTAATAAATTAGTTGATATTTTACCTAAATTTCCAATATCTTCACGTACTAATTGACTTAATGATATAATTTTATCCCATATTGTACTATTTGATTTATCAATAACTCTTTTATTTAATATTTTACTAATATTATTTAATGCATTTTCCTGTTCTTTAATTGTTGAAATACATTTTTCTAGAGAAGATTTAGTTCCTTTAGGAGTAGTTTGACTTGGTTCATTATCATGAAGTATAATTCTTCGTAGTTGTTTATCTAAATTATTATAATTAAATTTTATTATAAAAAAATGACCTCCAATATGTTTTGCAGCTATAGTATATTCTGATTCATGATTTAGAATTCTTTTATTACCTGATGCAAGTGGAAAATGATCTAAATGATGAATAGCATTTAATTCAGTTATACCATAAATATTATTAGTAAATAATTGAGCATGATAAAGTAATTTTGCAAGAGGATCATCTGTTAATTTATATAAAGTTTCTGATAGAGTTATTTTAGATGCTGAAATTTGAGCTTCAACATGAGCAAAAGATTCTTTTATAGAATGTGCTTGTGCTGTAATTTCTTTAAGTACATCTATATAAGGTTCATAAGCTTTTTTATTTGTAGAAGCAAATAATGGTATTATATCAGATAAATTATTACTTGATACTGCTTTAACAGCTAGATCAACTTTTTGTTCACTTAAATGTGTGGTATTATAATTTTTATTACTAATTGGATGATCTGATATAGATTTAATGGCATAATCATAAACTTTTGTACAATTTTTAATAAATCTTGAATTATAATCTACACTTTTACTTGCTAAATTTTCTAATAATCTAAAAGAATATGATTCAGGTTCACTATTTTTAGGTTCAGAACACAAATAACTAAAAGCTATTGGAAAATTTGCTGGTTTAAATACATGAACAATTGTATCAACTTTATAGTGTTGTAAAGATGGATCAGTTGCTTTTTGTTGTAATGTTATTGTTTTTTTTCTAATATTATCATGAGAATCATCTGCTGTAAAATCAATTAATAATATAGTATTATCTATTTCTAATATAAGATCACAATCAAAATGAAAAGCTGGATTTAATCCTTCAAAAGATACTAAAATTTGATCATCAGAAAAAGGTTCATATTTTAATGCACAACAAACTAAAGCATATAAATGAGCTAGTCTACTTCCTAAATTTTTATCAGGAGTTAATCTTAAACGAGTTAACATTCCATTTCCTACAACATGTGCTAGTTTAATATAATCATCAATATCAAAAACATCTACTTCTTCAAGTAGCGAAAATACTTCAGATATAACTCTTAGTTGTTCAGTTGTATAGTAATCTGTTTTAGAAACCATTTTATAATTATATGGGGGA